AGTGGTGAAATTCCGAAGTGGGATGTGTCTAAAGTTCGTCCTGCTGGTGCTAAACTCAAGACCTTTGGTGGTCGTGCTTCTGGCCCTGCCCCTTTGGTTGACCTGTTTAACTTTGTCGTTCGTACCTTTGTCGGAGCTAAGGGTCGTAAGATGTCTTCTATTGAGTGCCATGACCTCATGTGTAAGATTGGTGAGGTTGTCGTTGTTGGTGGTGTTCGTCGCTCTGCAATGATTAGTCTTAGCAACCTGTCTGATGATCGTATGCGTCATGCTAAGTCAGGCAACTGGTGGGAGAACGACCCTCAGCGGGCATTGGCTAACAACTCTGTCAGTTATACTGAGAAGCCTGATGCTCTGTCTTTTATGCGTGAGTGGATGGCTTTGGTCGAAAGTGGGTCTGGTGAACGTGGCATCTTTAACCGTCAGGCATCTAAAAAGCAAGCAGCCAAGAATGGTCGCCGTGATCCTAACTTTGACTTTGGTACTAACCCTTGTTCTGAGATTATCCTTCGACCCTATCAGTTCTGCAACTTGACCGAGGTGGTTATCCGTGCTACAGACACTCTGGAAGATTTGGAACGAAAAGTCCGTCTGGCAACAATTCTGGGAACTATCCAGTCCACATACACAAACTTCCCTTACCTTCGGAAAGTGTGGCAGAAAAACACAGAAGAGGAACGACTGCTGGGAGTGTCACTGACGGGCATTATGGACAACCCGCTTATGACGACAAAGAATCAGGGATTGGAGAAAACACTTGAACATCTTCGTGACATTGCTGTGGGCACTAATGTGGAGTGGGCTGGTCGCCTTGGTGTCCCTGTCAGTTCTGCTATTACCTGTGTCAAGCCCTCTGGCACTGTATCTCAGCTTGTGGATAGCGCATCTGGTATTCATGCTCGTCACTCTCCTTATTACATCCGTACTGTCCGGGGTGATAATAAAGACCCTCTGACGCAGTTCATGAAGGACCAAGGTATCCCAAGTGAACCTGATGTGTTCAAGCCTGACCAGACGACCGTGTTCAGCTTCCCACAGAAGGCTCCAGAGGGTGCTGTAGTAACTGCTGACCTTAGTGCTATTGACCAGTTGAAGATGTGGCTTGCCTATCAACGTGCGTGGTGTGAGCATAAACCTTCTGTCACTATTAACGTCAAGAAAGACGAGTGGTTTGAGGTTGGGGCTTTCGTCTACGAACACTTTGATGAAATGAGTGGTGTGTCGTTTCTACCCTACAATGAGCATACTTATCAACAGGCACCGTACCAAGAGGTTGGTAAGACTGACTATGAAAACCTTCTGGCACTTATGCCTAAAGCTATTGACTGGGCACGACTGTCAGAGTATGAGAAGGAAGATAATACGACTGGTATGCAGAGCCTAGCTTGTAGTGCTGATGGCTGTGAACTTGTAGACTTGACGTAACGTCTAACACCTGAGCATGTGTATAAACTGCTTATCAACAACAGGAAAGCAACAATCATGTTTGACGTCGTAACAAGAGATCAGTGCAACTTTTGTGATTCTGCCAAGGCACTCCTTAAAGGTGCTAACATCCAATACACTGAGTATAACGTACAAAGTAAAAGTTCTAAATGGATATTCGATCTCATCAAGAAGGCTGGTTATACGACAGTCCCTCAGATATGGGATAGTTCTGGTCGTCACATTGGTGGGTATTCTGAACTCAAGCAACTCTTTACAGAAGGGCCGATATAATGGCACAGGAAACCCCGGCCAAGCGAACTCGACGGACGACCAGCTCTGTAAGAGCGACAAAGTATAAGAATGCTGATAATAAGGGTACATCAGGTATTGTACCCCGTACACCTAAACAGAAAGAGTTCCTAGATGCACTTCGCTCAAACAGTCAAGTCTTTGTGCTTGGGCCAGCAGGTACAGGGAAGACTTATGTTACGGCGACTTATGCTGCTGACCTTTACGCACTCAAAGAGATCGACAAGATCGTTATCACACGTCCCCATGTGGCTGTAGGTAAGGAACTTGGGTTTCTTAAGGGTGACCTAGAGGAAAAGACTAAACCTTGGGCCTTGCCTGTCCTAGACGTTCTGGAGAAGCATCTGGGGAAGGGTGCAGTGGAAACTGGTATTAAGAATGGCAATATCGAAATGGCCCCCCTTGCCCTTATGCGTGGCCGTAGCTTTGATAACGCCTTTATCATTGTTGATGAAACCCAGAACATAACGACACACGAACTTAAGATGTTGTTGACCCGCGTAGGTGAAGGCACTACTATTGTCCTTAATGGTGACGTACAGCAGAGTGACTTGAAAGAGGCTGATGGATTGTCTAAGGTGATCCACCTAGCAAAGAAACATATGCTGCCTGTACCCATTATTGAGTTTGGTGTCGAGGATATTGTCAGATCGGACATCTGTGCCCAATGGGTGAAAGTGTTTATGAAAGAAGGACTATAGTATGGCTAAATGGAATATGGAGAAACTTATGCAACAAGACGCTAAAGTAGTTGACAATGTTAATCACCCATCCCACTACAATCAGGCTGGTATTGAATGTATTGACGCTATGAAAGCCATGACAGAGGGTACATCAGTTCCCCCTCATGCAGCATACTGTTGGCAGAACTCCTTTAAGTACCTTTGGCGATGGCCTTACAAGAACGGTGTGGAGGATTTGAAGAAAGCCCGTTGGTATCTCGACAAACTAATTAAGGAAATGGAACAATGATTACCTCAGTTATCCTGGTTTGTAAGGCAGCAGCCTGCACTCTTGTATTCAGCAATATGTTCTACGAAAGTGAATTGGATTGCCAATACTCTCAAGTCAATGATGGTGTTATGTTCATTATGCAGAACTACCCAGAGGCTGACTATACAGAGTTCTATTGTCATAAGTGGGCTGGACCCAAAGAAGGAGAACCAACGTAATGGTTGACGTTTGGTGGATTGTAATCGCCCAACTTGTAGTTACACTGTATCTAGCTTGGAAAGTCTTTAGCCTGACAGATGCACTTGAAAAGACACAGCTAGTCCTTGGTCATATGATTATGGAAGTGGATAAGATACCTAAACGGTAACCGGAAATAGAAAAAGCCGCAGGCGTCCTTGAGTGGATACCTGCGGCTTAATTATTTTGTATTGCGTCTTGTAAAGAGACTTCTGACCCAACGGCCAATCTCATTAGGTGAGGGTAGTAACCAACCTAAGATCAGGAGAAGAACTACCCACGCTGGTATCTCATTAACAATTACATTCTCAACCTTATCAGCCTTGACCTTATTAGTGTCAGTTGCTTGATTAACTTTATCAGCTTGGTTTACCGACAGTCTCTGCTCTGTATTGTTTGTCGTCCCTACAGTCTGAGTATTCGTCTTACCGACTTGAGTATTAGCAGCTACGTTAGTACCCCCACCAGATAGAAACTTAAGTGGGTTAGCGACTGTCCCGCATCCCGTAAGGATTGTACCACTGAAGACCAAAAGCAATAGCAGAGTAAGTGAAGATCGGGAAAACCAAGATTTCAATAAGTTCAACATCTTTAGTCTCCACAAGATAGCCCAGCCAAATCAGTAGGGCCAGAGCTACTTCCCTCTTCCAACTCTTCTCACGTTTCTCAACGATAACTACTTCTTCGCTCATTAGTTACCCCTTTCAAGGTACTCCCTAATACCCTTGATATTCTCATCAATACGGGCGAGGGTTACAGCTTGGCTTTGGACGACAACCTCAAGGTTAGTAGTTCTAGTATCAAGACGTATAATCTCAGTCCTGTTACTGTCTACATCATTCCTAAGAGTAACGACGAAAGCGATAAGGGCTACAGTCTGACAGAAGATTGCAAAGATGATTGAGATAGGCACACTTCTAGATAAGTGCCAAGGGTCATTAGGCATCACGGGTAGACCTTTCTGTCTAGTTGGTGGTGAGGTGAATCCCAGCCCCAATCGTATCCGTGTACGACAGCAATACCAAGTTCATCAGCAGCTTGCTTCATAGCCTCTACGATAGGGATAAAGGCTTCCTTCTCCCATGTAATAGGCCAAGGTGCAATATCTACAGCATGACCTGTGATATGACGAGAGTTCATCGTCTTAGATGCACCTTTAGCCACTAGCTGCTTCTGTCGCTCTCTGGAGCGTATACCCTCAATTACAGTGAAGTCTACCTCAGTGATCTGGATAGCCCTCTTGACGACAGCTACAAGGTCAGGGTGTACACCTGAGAGGTTCTGTAGGCTTCTGATACCTAGTTTGTATGTCATGTGTCACATCCTTATTATCTGAATACGCTTACAGAAACAATTGCATCAACGCTTTGGTTAGCACCACCTTTAACAGTTATCCTTGTTCTAAAAGTGTCGTATTCCGTAGCACCAGCGTTCAGAATAAAAGATGCATCACCAGTAGAAGCAACAACACTGTAGTTTGAGTCTGGCATAGCCAAAGAAAAGTTTACATAATAATCTCCTGCGCCGTTTCTTGTAACGGAAGAAACATTGCCAGCCCCAAAAATACTACCATCACTATTAAATCTGACCCAAGCGCGGCAAGCGTATGTCGGCGCACTTCCGGGGGCGGAGCCACTGTATATCTTCCCAATGTCAGAAGAATCTACTTGAGCTTTTAGTGAACTTACTCCATCCCAGCCAACATAAACTTTATTGGCCCCTTGTCCTGCGCCGCCGCCTTGCTGAACCGGAGTGAACGGGGGTGTGTAATTAGCCTGAAAAGTGCCAGCACTTTGGTCCAAAGTACCTACATTAATCCATGCATCGTCAGCCTCAGACCGCATCTTAAGGA